ATTAAAAGTTTTTCAGAAGCCAAATTATATGTTTCAAGTTCGGCTGTTGCCCAGACCAAAAAATCACCAGCTTCGTATTCAACAGCACCATCTGTTTCTACTTGCAGATTGAATTGTGGAATTACCCTACCGTTGGCAGTATTTCTGTTGCGATAAAATACGGCCTCTGCATCGAGTTCGTACTTTTTATAATTTGGACTAACCAAATGTATTTTTGAATTCTTCGCATACTTTAAATCTGCCGCCATTTCGATTACGATCTTCATATAAACGCGTTTAGTACGGGCAAGCCCGTATGAAAAATAAGTAGTGCAACCTACTTTCGATTGCACTACCCAATTACTCTGCCCACAAAATTGTGCAGTTAATGTTTGGTGTACCGCCAGAAGCAATACTTTCAACACCCACCCAGTTATCGGAAGTCGCAGGGACTACCAATTCTGAATCGGGTACTGCGACCCAACGGAAAGTTGCTCTTTGGTTTAGACCAAAGCTTAACATCGCACTGTTTGCGGTTTTTGTTTGACCCGTGAAAGTTCCACCTTCACCGGCAAAGATCGCTGCAGGGTTACCAGGATCTAATGCGCGTGGTGTTACTGCTGTACCTGTTCCAGATACAGTACCACGCTGAACATCGAACTGCGTAGCAACATCGGCCGGGGTGGCATCACTGCTCACAATGATGTCATAAATCCAACCTCTTGTTGTTGTAGCAGCTGCATTGATTTGTAAGATCGTAAGGGTAGTACCTGCTGCTGTTTCGTGAACTGCTGAATACCGTCTTGCCATTTGATTTTGTTTTTAAAATTTTAAATTATTAATTTATTTTGTTACCATTTATTTATAGGACATATTTCATCCACAACCAGGCTTTTTTCTACACATGGGCACTTGCACTTCGTACAAAAAAGATCGTAACCAACAACAGCCTCGTCATTTATAAAATGAAAAACTCGTTTCGATTTTGCATAATCACAAACCCGGCAGATATTCAATCTCATTTCGGATAGCTTTCCCTCCGCCGCGCTAATCGGTATAAATCCAAGAGCCTTGCCCCATCCTTTTAATATGTGCATCAATTTTTTCATTCGCAGCAATTGGCCGGATATGGGTAATCGATGTCATCATAAATACCGAGTATTAAATCAGTTTTTCTTTTATAAGGAACTCCATCAGCGTTACAATCACAATATTTTTCATACAAAACATACTTTGTGGAATCCGCCTTTTGCTGTTTGCAAAGCCATAGATGCATGCTTTCACGAAGCGGATCGATGCGCATCATGTGCTTTTTATCCATCGCCCATTTCATAGTGCGCAGATCAGGCGACACCACGCCCGTCGTCATAGGCCCTGCAGGCGGTGCTTTATGATGTACCCCTTCGGTGCCCAACTGAACAAAGCCTTCAGGATAGGCCACCAGAATCACCACCTCCGCTAATAATTTCCATAAATGCTCCGTCCAGAGTGTTTTATTTTCTGCACTCATATATTCAAGAGCGTTTACGATCATCCCTTCCTGGAGGTTTATATCCTGTGATCCTTCCGGTATTGATGCCATGACCAATGTTCGCTGTGCGTCAATATTAGAAGCTGTAAGCAAAACATTTTTTGAATCAACGATTGCCCTATAAAAATCATACCCCAGCGCAACCCTTATAAGGCCCTCTTCGGCAATGATTATATTCTGCTCAATTGTTCGGGGGTCAAGGGTATGTGCTGTGGGCGCATGAAAGATCACTTCATCGGTTGTGATCAGCACGTTTCTTTTAAGATTATTTACTCTATACATTGCCACCTCCTTCTGTTACCGGTGCATCCTGTGGCTTTGTAGCTTTCATATAGACACCTTTCATTTGCGGATCTTCAGGAAGGTTCTTGGCAATCCTTACTTCATTAACCTGAACGGCGGGGGTAATGTCAACATCGGTTAAGCCAGAAATATCGACTGAATTCTTAATCCGAATATCCAAACCTTCAAGACCGAATCCTATCCAATTATCAGCAATCGTAATGATTGTATTCCAAACTTCATCCATAATATCTCGCTGCGCCGGAAGTATAACAGTTTTCAATTTATGCTCAATTACTTTGGTAATAAAGCCGGATCCTTTCCCAAGGGTGGATGCGTTAAGAACCCCCATTAGGACGGCATCCCAATCGTTACCCATGATTATCTTTTGACTCCAAAGCGCATCCGATTCATTATAGCTGCCATCGCGCTGCGTATCTAGTTTATGAAGATCGCTGCCTTCAATCCCCTCTTCGCTTGCAACCACGAATATCCGGGCACGTTTGCCGTCGCCGGCGTGAGTGCTAATTATACGTTTGCCTATTTTGTCGGCCTCCTCTTGGCCCAAATTGCCCTTTAACGCAAGAACTCCGGATGGTACCATTCCGTTTTCAAATTCATCAAGATTAAACCGAGCCCCCTTGTATTCCAGAACCTCAGGAATCATGGTGGCGATATTTGAAGGCAGGCCATAATGTGGCAACCCGGTGATCGGATTTTTATACCATATCAAGGTCCGCTCAACGGAGCGATCATCCTGATCCTTTTGCCAATTATCCTTCTCCCGATTGTTTGGATTATATATTGGCAGCCGCTTGCTTTTTTTTATTTGATCCGGGGTGGCAATAAATCTTTCACGAAGGAAAAGCTTCGACTGTACCGCATACTGGACAATATCGTTTTCATCTGGTTTCCCCAACCTCCACTCAAGAAACGAATGGGCATACACAAATAACTTCTTTTTACCACCAACCGTAAATCGGACCAGCTCAATCGGAACATTCCCATAAGTGAAATAATCCTCAAAGATATTTTTGGTAATCTTTGTTGAGGATTGGTTTTTTAAATTCATCGACCTGCACCATACCACGAAATCTTTAGGAATGTCCTGCCCGGTACTATCCTCAAATCCATCGCCGGCGCAATAATCTTTTTTTGTAATAATGCATTGATTGGCCGTCGGACTGAGTAGCCTGGCTTCGATTAGGTTTTTAGCAAAGTCATCTTTTGGAGGAAGAAACGGGAGATAAGCAGCCTCATGAACGATGGAGAATATTTCGCTGCCGTATTTAAATGGAATGGGATTAGCCGGATCAATAACTACCTTATTGCTGACCTTTGGTTTTTTTGATTTACCATTAAGCTTAATTGTCTGACTCCCTTGCATTCCATTTCGGTTAATTCGGTTTTTTTATTCAATTGGTATCGGTTCCAAATGGCCCAACGTCTTTTTGTTCTTTTAGATCCTTATTAGGATCCTCATTGTTCTGTTCGATGTCCGGCCGCTGTTCTTTTAATTCTTTATTAGGATCTTCTTTTGAATGATCTTCCACAACCGTAACATCCTTTTTTATCGCTGCATTAGCCCTCGCTTTTTTTAATACGTCCAAATCGGGCAGCACTTCGAAAAGTTTAATCAGGCTGGGGCTTTTACTTTCCCATGCCATTATTGCCAGGTCATCTATGTCATCCCTTTTATACAAAGGGGCTGCTGTTTTTCCAAACGCAACCCGTTTATTCAAATATTTTTCTTTAATAGACGATAATGGCATGCAAAAAATTTATATCAAATTATTATACTGAACCTCCAGACTCCATCAACAGTTCAATTGTTGACCATGCGCCTGAATATTCATACAAATTGCGGGAGTACGATCCTTTCAGGTGGATATTTGCTCCGTTGAAATCATCAAACAATTTTCCTGATCCGCCTTCAGAACCATCCTGCTTCAATGTGAATTTTGTAATAGCTGAATTATTCACATATTTCTCACCGGCAACAAATATTTTTCCATTGTTCATCCGCATGATGAGACCAATACCGCAGCAACAACCAGCCGCATCGAGGGCTGCCTGGAATACGGTGAGTTCCTGGCTGTTCTCCGGCAACTGGAAAATGAACTCATGCTCATATTTTACCGAGCAGCCAGTTACCGATTGCGTAAAAGTCCACTCTGCTTCGTTTTCCTGGAAGCTGATAGAGAAGACGGAGATACCATCCACGCCGGTGCGTTCAGCAACAGCAGAATATTTTTGAGCGGAGCCTTCAATAGCGGCAGCTTGCGTAAAGTCCAGATCGTTCGGATCAAAGATTGCAAGGTCAGAAATACCTCCTGTAACTCCACCGCAGGATCTTACATATGGTTTTAATGAAACACAGATCATGATTTTTTATTTAAAAGTTTTTCAATAATGTTTTAATTACCATGAAGTCATTGATACTACTACGAATTCAGGCAGCGCGATCTGTGTACCTGCTTTTAAAAAAAGGCGGTAATACCATTTCATGTCTTTTTTCTCATACCATACTTCAAGAGCGGTATGTCCATCTTCGCCTTCGCCATAAGTACTGTCTGTTGCAAAAACAAAATTGCCGCGAACAGTAAGAACAGCAGCATAACCGGCAGAGCCTTTTATCTGCGTAATTACCGGAGTCCAAGTTGGCTCCACCAAAACCGGAATTCCTTTAAAGGCCAATTGTTTTTTTGCAGAACCGTTTTCGATCAGATCAATATAACCCCCACCAGTAGCTGCAGTAACTGTGAGATAATCAACATATCCTTGCGCAATTTCTTTGCTTACATAAAAAGCCTTGTCGGTATCCATCCATGAATACATCAGGATCGGCTGCGCATCATATAATTGTTTCAGGATATCGTAGGCTGCCTGTGGACCACCGGAATCGGTGAAGCTTTCGCCATCAGCAATTGCAAAGTTCTGGCCGGAAGCGATCATTCCGTTATCGATATATTTTCCGATCCATTTAAAAACACCATCAAATACGTTTGTGCTGTAAGCATCCGTTGCCAGTGTTACACGATCCACATCGCCGAAATAAGCATTAGTTGTTATATCAACATTTACAGCTTGTTGAAAGTAGGGTAGGATCTTGTTTCCAAAGAGTGGATCTTTCGCTCTCCAATCTTTAAGGGCGCCCTGGTAAAATTCATTACGGCAGAATTGGGTGGCACCGTATATCTCCTCGGTGGTTATACTACGGGTAGTGGCACCGAATACTTTTTTATAGATTATATCACACGATGCATCTCTGCGCTGCATGATATTCTGCGCCCTTCGGATATCAATGATAGGCCGCTTGCTGGCCACATTGTCCATCAGGGAAAACTCATTGAGTGAACCCCGAAACGGGAAACCCTGCGGCACTATGTCTGCGAATGCAGGATGAATAACGGCCTCATGAAAGGCCAGGCTATCGAGTGAAAAGGTTTCGAACATTGTTTTTTATTTAAAAAGGTTAGTAAGTCTATTTAATAAAACATTTTTTTATAATGCTGCTCCAGCACTTCCGCGATATTGTTTATCCCAGCTTCCTAAAGAACCCGCTGCACCGATATCATAAGCACCGCCATCGGCAACAACATTGTTAAGGCCCGAAGGATCAACCCCCACAACCGTTGCAGTAATATCAAGCGGCTTCGACCTGTTAAGGCTGGATACATCGATCGTTTCGGTATGATCACCTGCGCTATCACTGCCGTCAGGATTTTCGATCTCGGCATTTACCTGACCGCCGAACTTATCATGTACATAAACATGAATCGTTCTAAGTGATTGGCCACTCGGAAATACAGAGGCATCGGTCACATCTATTTGAGCAGCGGCCGCATCATAGACATAGTTAACACCGGGAATAAAATCTGCCGGTTGGTCGCCACGGTAATCAAGAAGGTTGCTGTTATCAATTGCGTTTGCCATTACGATTTATTTAAAAGATTTTTGAAATAATTTATTAATTGAACTTGCCATAAACCTTGTCAACGATCTCATTCTTATCGGGCTGGCTTTTATTCCCTTTAATTTTTATGATATCCTTTTCAAGTTCTTCATTCTTCGCTACCAATCCCTCATTCGTTGTTTCAAGCGCAGTGATTTTTCCGCTCAAATCATTTGTTACTGCGTCCACTGCAACTTTCACCGCTGCATTGATTGCGGCCTGTGCAGCCTCACTTGTGAAATCAATTTTATTACCAGCAGTCACAGCATCATTGACCGCTTTTTCCATCGGCTCTGACTGAGCAATAAAGGTTTGACTAACCGCTTCTCCGATGGAAGCCATTAGTGCACCATGATCATTGTTTTCTGGTGCTTTTACTCCTTTGATTGCGTTCATAATCTCGGTGCCGAGATCCTGGAAGAATTTTTTCATGTTGTCGAGTTGTGTTGTAATTGAAGAATCTGTTTCTGAAGGAGCTGGTAATACGTCTGCATTGTAGGAGTTTAAAACCGCCATGTTTGCAAACTGCCAATTGTCCTTTTGAATTTTTTGTGTGAAATTTTGCGCCCCGGTGATGTTTTTAATGAAACCTTTGTCAACAGCTTCCTGAGCCGTGAGCCATGTTTCACTGTTCATCATTTTGGTGACATCTTCTTTACGCATCGAGGTAGCCTCGGCATAAAAATCTCTTGAGCGATTGTTGAATTTGCGAAGTGTTGACGCATAGTTTTCAACTGTATCGACATCCCCCCATACTCCACCACTTACGTTGTGGATCATGAACCAACTATTTTTTGTAATACTGGAGTTGTTCCCCATTAGTACATACGTGGAGGCGCTGGCAATTATGCCGCGGCCGATCCTATTAACTGTTTTGCCCTTGCTTTCTAATTCAGATAGAAAATCATGCATTGCCATAGCATCGGTGACCAGACCACCATTACTATTGATGTACACATTGTACACCCTGGCATCAACAGCATTAATTGAGTTCCTGAAGGATTTAAAAGAGACAGAAGTTTCATCACCAAGCCAGCTTTTCAATAATTCCTGTGTAGAAGCATCAACGATATCGCCGTCGATATGGATATCGACAGAGTCTTCTGAGGCATTTCTAATGGAAAAATTGAAGATTTGAATCGGGCATTTCATTGTTGGGCATAAAAATCTCTCTAAATATTTATATTTTATGTTGTTTTGCGCCTACCGGATGCCGCAAATGGGCACACTTTCTTATATTAGCACTATGATTAACGTAAATGATCTGCGAGTTGATAATTGGGTAATGGCGCCTAAAACGGGGTTATGCCAGGTTAATGGAATTCAATTACACGGTGATAAAAAAACATATGTGTGGGTTGTTGCAGATGGGATGGAGTTTCAGCATCGGGTTGAAATAAAAAAATTGGATCCGGTTGGGCTTACTAATGAAATATTAGAGAAGGCCGGATTCATAAAAGGGCCATATGATTTTTATATTTGGAGAGGGAAACAAGAATTTTCAATCACCTTTAATGATCATAATGAGGCGCAGCTCTCCGTGGGAGAAGCTGAATATAATGTTGGAAGAAAAATAAAGTACTTACATGAACTTCAAAACCTTTATTTCGCACTCATTGGAGAAGAATTAAATATACAATCATGCTGATGGTTTAGCTGTATCATTACACTCTCCACACCAATATCTCGCCTTCTTTTCGGTAACATTTAATTTGACTGAGATTTCGCCGTAACTTTTATTTTGCTGCCTGAGTAAACAAATCTTTGCAGCGGTCAATGCATCTTCGCCGAGTAGTTTAGCGAACTGCGGCCAGTTTAATACCGCCATTTCCTGTAATTTTTTATCGAGGTCGGTCATAGGTCTACAGAGTTCCAATTGATGTTTGCCGAACTTCTTTTTTCTGAGCATTGGTAACGGAGCTTGTAACCTGCTCCACTTTGAGGCGATCTATCCTTTTACTTGTCTCAATCATATGCCCATCTATTTTTTCTATAAGCTCATCGAATTTTTCTTCGCTCACGCCGCCGAAATTATTAATCACGCTTGATTGCCGATCATTCAAAACCGGTGGTTGTAATACCCCACCAAGGGATCCGCCAAATGCAAACTTTTTAACCTTCGCACCTGGTTTAAAATCTATCCCGCCGCCAATCTTATTTGCAAAAGATGCTATCTGCATCTGATCGCCGGTAACCGTGAATTTCTTTCTTGCCGGCGCATCCTTCGTTCTTATTACTGCGAGTTCTTTTACTTCTGCATTGAATTTATTTCCCCTGAAATAAAAATCTGTTCCACCATCGCGGTGCGGTCTTCCGCCAAATTCACCGCCTTTAGCTGGCATCTGCCCACCGCGACGTTTTACTTCTGCTACAGGACCAAGCCTTGATAATACCTGATCAGCGGTCCCGGTTACTTTATAAATTCTATTCTCAAATGTGTTTATTTTTTCATTCACAAGTTTGCTGACCGTTTCAGAAGTAGTTTTGTAATTATCCACAATAAGTTTTTGTTTTGAAACAATGCTCATTGTTCTGCTGATGATCTCAGATACATTTTTTGTTTCAACCAAACTCTTATCCTCGTTGATCACCTTATCGATTACTTTAGAATATTTATCAACAACTATGTTCTCTTTTTTACCAACGACTTCTTTTAATCTTCCTCCTTTCCCAAATTTCGCCTTGGCATTATTTACAATATTTTCTTTGTGTGGGACAAGTTTTGCGCCGGGAGAAAAATCCTTGCCTCCCCCAACTTTATTAATGGCCGATGCTATCTGTGTTTGAGTTCCGGTAACTGTGAATCGTTTATTCTTAGGAGCGTTTTTAGTACGGATCACAGCCAGCTCATCAACCTCCGCTTCAAAGTCTTTGCCTTTGAATTTAAACGGTGTTCCGCCTTTGCTATGTGGCCGGCCGCCGAACTTACCGCCGCGAACAGGAACTTCCCCTGCTTTTCCACCAAATTCAAATTTCTCTCTATTTATCTCTGCCGTCCGTAGGGCATAGCGGGCGAATGCAAGGCCTGCTAACACTCCATACATAATCACACCAGCGGCGCCAAACGTGAAAGCGTTGGCCGGATTACCGGCCGCAGCGACCGCTATATTCGCAAGTTCCGCAGCAAGGGCGATCTTGGCCTCGGCTCGGCGCTGTTTTTTCAATTGCTCCCCGGCTTCGCGTTCCGCCTTTCTTTTCTTAGCAGCGAATTCTTTTTCTATGCTTTCAATTTCTTCCTGTGATTGCGCCCTGGCAAGTACCTGCTCTTTTTCCATATCCATCCGCTGCAATTGAAGGGCTAAATTTTCCTTTATCCGTTCCTCTTCTGCATCGAAATAACTGTTCATGGCATCAGTGGCGAGACTAAATGTTTGTGATATCACCTCCCCAAGTAATTGTGCCTCGGCGCTCTGATCCGCAAATCCGAATGCCTTTGCTAATTGTTCAGATAACTGCTTTTGTGTTTCACTCGCCGAAGGAAGGTTAATGCCAACGGCACTGAGGTCGATATTCACCTCACCGAGCTGAGTTTTCTTAGCCTCCAGCTCCGCTTTTTTATCCAAGAAGTCTTTCTCAGATTTTAACCCGGCTTCATACTGTTTTTTTATCGTCTCAAATTCAATAATGAGCTGGGCAAGTTCACTGCTTACAATTGTTTTATTATGGATCTTTGCCAGTCTCTCCAACGCATTTTGTCGCTGCGATGCGGTTAGCTTATCGTTATTTAAAATTGCCTGCCTCAGTTTTTCATAATTGGCAATTATCTCCGCCCGTTGCTTATCGCCGGCATCTGCAATATCAGTTAACCGGGCCTCCGCGATTGCTTTCTGATCTGCTAATATCTGTTCCTTTGTTTTGTTTATCTCTTGCGCAGATTCTTTTGTGTTGGTTAACGAGTTTTGTGCTAATAACTTTTCCAGGTGATCGATATCTGCATTAAACTTTTCCTGTAATGAAAGTATTTGATTGTCGGAATCAAGTTTGGCCTGTGCCCTTTCTGTTGCTGATTTCGTAGGATCCTGCTCAATAACAGCCGCCTCTAATCTTACTCCAGCAATATCCTGATCGAGCTGTTTCTTTAAGGCTTTACTTCTTAGATCAAATATTTTATTATTTGTATC